CCCCATAGACTCAGAAGTGTTAGTAAGGTCAACGTCTGAGTTCCCGTAGCCGTCGCGGTTAAACTGAGAACTAGTAACGACAGCGCAATTATACTCCATAGCAAGGCCACGAACTTCCTCCGCAATTGATTTAACTAATGTGTAGCTGTTGGCTGCAGCCGCGCCACGAACACGAGACGATGCACAGATGTTGAGATAATCAATAAAGATTACATCAGGTACAATGCCACGTTTCATTCGTAGCTCATTCAATAAATGGCGGAAATGGCCGACGTGTGCAGAACCAGTTGGATATTCTTTAACGACAAGCTTGCCCGTTGTTTTGGACTTAATACGATTAATTCTTTTTTCGTAAACGTCTCTGGGGAGTTCTTTCAATTCGTCAAGAGTGATATCCATCATATTGGCATCAATACGTTCTGCAATACGTTCTTCGGCCATTTCCATTGTGATGTAAAGGACGTTTTTACCAGTAAGTAAATAGTTGGCAGCCATATGACATTTGACAAGCGACTTACCGCCACCAGTTGTCGCAAGGAGAACCGACATAGATTTGCGAGGTAAGCCACCCTTGGTTACTTTGTTAAGTAACTCAATGTCAAACGGAAGACGTTCTTCACGCTTATGGTAAAAGTCATAACGACCTTCGTAATCGTCAAGATAATCGTGACCAATGCTGGTATCAAAGCTAATACTCAACGAGTTAGACAAGAGCTCTGGAATTGAGCCTTTATCTAACTCACTGTCTTGGCCATCAATAACCAAGATTGCTTTTCGGATAGAGTTGTATAGGTCTTTATCTTGACAAAACTTTTCAGTTTCTTTTACAAGCCAATCTAGGTTTGTATCGGGATCTCGCTGAAAGCCATCAACGGTATCCATAATATTCTTGTAAGAATCTTCATTAAGATCTTTTCGTTTATCGAGTGTGAGTTTGAGAGCCTCCACTGAAGGAGGCTCCCTAAATTCATCCACATAGCTAGAGTATGTTTCAAAGATCTTTTTCTGTGTAAGATCTTCGAAGTAATCTAGCTTAATATATGGAAATACTCTACGATAGTAGTCTTCATTAAAGATTAGATTAGTTAGTACTGTTTTCTCGATCATCTTCTACTTCTCGCTCTGGTTGACCTGTTTCTTCATTAATAATGATATTCCCACCAATCGAGAATGCATTTTTAATGTAGTCTTGGAAATCTGTCTTATTAAATATCATATTCCAAAACTCAGAATTGTCAACCATATCTTTAGCTCGTAGAAGTTTTTCTGTAAGCACTTCACCAGTTGACGGATCAACTGCTTCGTACCAACCAACTTTTGGCTTATTGATATAGCCACCATTTTCAGCAATTTCCATAAGACCGGACCATTTCTGGATACCACCATCGAATGTTACTGTAATCGGGATTTTAGACTTTTCTTTAACATGACGTGACTTTTCAATATTGATTACGAAATGATAGCCGGCAATTTCCGTGCCTTGCTTTTCTTGACGTCGACCAATAATCCAAATACTGTCAGCAGAATAGTAGATACCAGTACCGCCAGATACTACATCTTTCGGGAATAGACCAATCTCTTTGTAAGTATGGTTAACCGCGATAAGAGGAATATCTTTAAGATTGAGGTGAGGTGTAACAATACGGAACAAAGACTTAAGCGCTTTAGCACGAGACATGTCAGCAACTGACTTACCATCCAATGCGTCTTCAACTTCTTTCTTAGATGCAAGGTTACCAACTGAGTCAATTACAACTACAACCTTATCGCCTTTTTCAATCTTATCCATCTGTTGAGTAATATCAAACTTGAGTTCTTCAACGTTTGTGATAGGAGTGTGTACTGTACGATCCATGTCAATACCAAAAGACTCAAAATAAGCCTGAGGTGTACCAAACTCAGAATCGTAGAAGAGTAGCACAGCATCTTCATGCTTTTTCAAATATGCAGCTGCCATCAACAAAGCAAATGCAGATTTAAAGTGCTTAGATGGACCAGCTAAAACTAACAAACCAGGTGTTAATCCGCCATCCATTTTTCCAGATAGAGCGACATTTACCATTGGAACCGGTGTTTGTGCCATATCTTTCTTGCCGAATACTTTAGACTCAGCAATAGGTGCAGTCATTTTAATAGTAGAATTTTTTACTAATTTATCTAGTAGACTCATGATCCCTCCACAATCTTCAGTAATTTAGATTTATACGCATCAATCTTCGCTACACGATCAGGCCAAAAAATTGTGGACTTATCGGGATTTTTACAAAGATTATCCAAGAAAGGCGTAATAGATTTATAGAGGAGCTCGAGGCGATACTCATATTCTTCAGCAGTGACCTTTGCGTCGGTCACTGCATCCTCAAGCTCCGCTTTGGCTCTACGTTCCGCCTCGATTTGTTCATTAGCCTCAGCTTCTTTCTCTTGAAGTTCTTCATCGATAAAGCTGAAACCAAAGTCAAAATCTAAGACTTCTTCGTAGACTTTTTTATCCATTTGCTAGTTCCTTAAAGATTGAAAGATCATCGTCATCGTCGTCCATAGACATTGATGTAGATGGCTCAGGTGCTGCCTCAGTCATAGTTGGAGCTGGTGCTGCATCCTGAGTATTGCCCATATTGCTGAGATCCAAATCATCTGCATCATCAACAGCTTGTGTTGGTGTGCTTGGTTCAGCATCAAGTGCAAGTACACGATACAACTTTTCTTTCAGCTCGTGATATGACTTGAAGTTTTTAGGATCAATCACTTCTTGGAGTGAGTGCTGCTGATTCCAAACTGCTTCAATCTGGCCATCGTCGCCATCAAACAATGCTGATGGTGCGTCAAACTCTGATTTGTCGTAGTTTGGGTAACCCTCGAACTGACGAATCTTCAGGCGGAAGTTAGCGCCTTCCCAGAAATCAAATGGATTTACTGGTGTTTCGTCTTCAAACTGTGGATTCATTAGATCGTTCAGCTTGTCGAAGATTTTCTTACCGAAGGAGTACATGAATACTTTACCTTCGTTTGCTGGGTTGCCACTGTCTTTAAGTACAAGGACATTTGCAACATACTTGAGGCGACGCTTCTGCTTACGTGCCTGGTCTTTATCTGATTCAATACCAGAGTTCCACAACTTAGAGTTGTACTCAGATACTGGATCGTCTTGGCTTAACGTTGTTAAGGAGTTTTAAATGTACCATAGACCTGTTGGGCCTTGGAATCCATGATCCCAAATACGAACGAATGGCATGTCCTCACCAGATGGTGCTGGTAAGAAACGCAAAATAGCAAAGCCATTACCCGCTTTATCACGAGTTGGTTTCCAGAATTTGCCTTCGTTGGGATCAGAGTAGCTCTTGGATGACATCTTGTCGAGCTGTTGGTTCAACTTATCGAGTGAAGATGAACGAGACTTTTTGAGTGCATCAAATGATTGTGCCATAGGTATTCTCCTTTGTATAGCGTTGTATTGCATTTGTATAAGCGAAATATGTGCCGGACCATCCGACAACATTATTTATATCAGAAAAAGCGATCACGAATAATATCCTTGTACTTTTTTTGATTGATATCTAAGAAAGGCATATACTTTTTAGATAGTCTTATAATATCACGTGCTACGATTCTGTCAACCACTTTTTCGTCCCAATAGGGAAAAATGTTTGCAGAATTTGATAGAATCGTAAATGTTTCAAGTGATATTTGTTTTTGCAAGTAAAGAGTCATAATGTATGGGTGTTGGCCATCAGTTGTAACAAAGTTTGATTTCCAATCTTCATGTAGCTTATTTAAATCACCTTTGAAAAGATAGCTCAAAGAGTCCATCTTCTTTTTCCAATTTAAATAGCGTTCTTCACCTGCTTCCTCAACAATGTCACGTATCCAAGCATTTGGCTTTTCAACCATATTAGCTAACATAACATTTTGAGGATCTTCCATCTGAGATAGTTTGTGAAAGAAATAGACATCAGGACGAGTCATATACTTTTCAAACGTAGCTCGGACTTTACCGTTATACTTCTGATAGCTGAAGTTATCAGTAGTAAAATGTTTTTTCATTGCAAGATAATTGACGTAGAGCTTAAAGCTCTCCTCAGTCGCATATCCGTGTGACATCAGGCTCATCGCGGATTACCATTCTCAAATCAACAGCTTCTGTTCTGACTTTTTCTTTCAGAATAGAAGACTTTTTCACAATATCGGCAATAGTTTCAATTTCAATTTCATTCTTACGAGCATATTCGCAAAGGGCATCAATATAAGTTGTGCCGTTTTTAAGCATCTCTGAAATTTCTAAGTGGATTTTTTCTGGAGATCTAGGAGGTGCTATCATTATCCGTTTAACACCTTAATTCCTGCAATCCAATTTTGACATGCATCTTCGGCGTAATGGATGCTATGACCAGTAATTGTTTCTTCTTTAATAAAATCGCCATTCACAAAATAACGAATTGTGTATCCTTGACCTGCCTGGTAAAGATCAGCCCGTAGATATTGGCCTGCCTTTTCACCAAGGAATTCATTGACCTTTGTACTCATCATAATTCTCCTTTAAGTGTCTTATGTAAGACTGTGCTTTACAGCTACCGCAACTCTTACAGTGATATACTCGAACCTCATACTTATGCTTGCCAAACATAATTGTTGTAGTTCCAACTGATATATCTACTTTATCACAACATCCGTCAACTGTCAACCAAAATCTCCTCAAATAAGACATTATCTATATAACGATTTTTATCTTCTTCAGAAATTCCCATTGCTGTGATTGAACGATGAAGGTGAGGATTCATTTTTTGATTTTGGCAATATTTGTTTAAAAGCGGTCTTGTATCTCGACCAACATTTTCGGTATTTGATCCAATATTATCTAAATAATAGTCGACTAAATCAGATGTGACTTCAATGAATTGTTCAAGTTCTTCATCAGTGTTAATATTACCAACTGCAATCATATTTTCTGAAAAGATTTCCTGAGCCCAAGGAGGTAATTCTCTCGGTTTAACCCACTCTAAGTCTTTTACACTCATCTCCATATAATCTTGATATGGGTGTGGATAACCATGCAATGGACTATAATCCATGAATGATCCTGTAATCTTTTTTGGGCCAGCAACAATGTCAAAGCCAAGAATAGGAAGTTCAACACCTACATTTGGAAAAACATTTACGTGCATGAGCCATAAACCCTTTCCGTTTTCAGGTATAATTGTTTTAAGGTGAGCCTTACTTACGTATGGGGATTGCCAAAATAAATCCGTCCAACCTTCGAAATGTAAGCTTTCATCATATTTTGGATTGTCCCAGCGATCAAATGCTTTATCGAACTTTTGTTCAATGCTATTCGCTAATCCGTTCAGTTTGATCCACAGCGGGTGCATTCATTTTCTCCAACGACCAACTGCCGTCTTTGTTTTCTGTCCATTTAAGATTATCACCAATTTCCCAGCCTAATTCATTCATTAAATCATCTGGAAATTCTAAGTAGAGGTCCCCAGAATCGGGGTCCTCTTTGACTGTAAGACTAGCCATTCTTTTTCTTCTTTTTCATTCTATGGACTTTTGCCCACTCATTCGTAACACGCGTTTCGATTACCTGTTTTGCTTTTCGTCGTCGAGATCGAGCAGCTTCGCTCCGTAGCATTCGGTTGCCTCTTAATACAGGCTTTGTTTCAACATCTTCGTACACGGGTATTTCCATGTCTATCCTCCTTGTTGTGCTACTATAGATTTATAATAATATAAATGTAGTGAATCGTCAACCAACTTCTGTTGATAATTCATCAAATAACTGAGATGCAAAATCAAAGCAGATCTTTGCTTCCTCAGCCATATCATCATCGAGATACTTTCGCATTTCCTCGATAAGATATTCTTTTTCAAGTTCAAACTCGTACATTTTTCCGGAGCCTGGAACGCGTTTCTTAATCATTTGGCCACCGTGTAGTTCGCCAAAGTGACGGACATACATATGAGCCATTAATCCATGTTGGTCATTGTTTTCAACAAGACTTAAAATATGTTTGTGGTAATCTTCAACAGATTGTGGATATTTTCCATCTGGCTCTAAACCATATTCTGTTTCAAGTTCGCGAATGTCAGTCCAAATGCGTGCCTCTCTACGAATAGGTAATAGATGTGATGGGATTTCAGCGTGCGCCTCGAGTACTTGATAGTTCATATATTGACAACACAAAAACTTGTGATAAAGCTTTGGCTCAATTTTACCTGATAGTAGTACTTTTGCGAATGCACGACGTTCAGCTGCTTGGTGGTGAGCCCAAGTAAGCTCTTTCAATTTTAAAGACATTTTATCCTCCTACATTCCAAAAGTATTTATAAAGATCAAAGGGCGCTTTACGCGCCCTCTACCAAGATTCTTCTATAGGTTTATCTTACCTTAAAAGGTAAACGCGATCGATGCTGTTGGCTTCATTTCTTCTGCGTCGATGTTATAGTTAACACCTGCGCCCAGTTCAATACCATTTAGATCGTATGTGTATGAACCACCAACGTTTTGAGCCATATCGTCTTGGTCACCATTTACATATGCTGTAATACCAGCCATAGTTGCGTCAGCTTCGTAACCAACAGTTTCGTTTGCTGAACCATATGTTACTGCTGCGCCTGCTGCCAAGCTATCGCCTAGGAATGTATCAAAACGGCCACCGATT